TTAAGGTTTACAGAAAAAACAGACCTAGAAATGAGAGCGTTTTCTTCCTCTGGATCTGTTAGCTTTAATGTTTCTGCGTCAATGGAATTTGTTTACATTCAAAATACGGGGCCGCTCTGATGGCAAAAGTCGATAAGGACAAGATGGCATGCAACAAACCTAAGCGCCAAGTTTCGGGCGGCAAGAAGTTTGTGGTCAAGGCCTGTGACAAAGGCAAAGAAAAGATCGTGCGTTTTGGTGATGCCAACATGACGATTAAAAAAGACAACCCCAAGCGCCGTAAATCCTTCCGCGCGCGTCATGGTTGCGACACCAAGAAGCTCGATAAACTCTCGGCCCGTTACTGGTCGTGCAAGATGTGGTGATGTAATGTTAGGTATAAAAGGTACATATAACGCAATACGTAGCGCGTCGGGTCCGGCTCAACATATAGCTTGCTCTATCGTGGGGCTGACCTATGCAGGGATGTTCGTGGGAATGGTGCCAGACGTAATCCTGACAGCGTGGGCGCTTCTTTCCGTTGCGGTTTTGATTGCGGTCGTTTGGCTTCCTAAGATTGTGCTAAAGTATACCTTGCTTGCGGACTTTGTAGTTTCCGCTCTGGTACTGAGTTTTTATCTTTTACATGATCCCAAACCCGTTGGATTCGTGTATTATTCTCTTACGCCTGGTGGGATGACAAACCACTCTCCCGGCATGGTGTCGATGTCCTTGGTCGATCAGATCAGTCATTCGGCGGCAGTAATAATGATGGCTTGTTGGTCTTTGTATCTGGCGAATCTCGTCCACCGTCAACTCCTCGAGGCCACTCGATTGGTCTTTATGCTTGAAGGGGAAGAAGTAAAATGAATATGGAGATGCTGACTCCAATTATCGTAGCCTTGGTAGGGGCAGGGGGCCTATGGACCTTCTTGAGCAATAGGTCCAAGCAGGCCCACGAGCGCCTAATGCAGGACCGCGAGGAGCGCGGGGAGTTTAATGACACCCTTAAGGTGCAAGTTGACCGTTTAGCAGAACAGGTCAATACTTTGGTCAAGGAAAAGGAAGAGTTGTTGCGTCAGATGTCCGACTTGCGGGCAGATCTTGCTGCAGCCCAGACCACAATTAAACACCTTGAAACCGAACTCTTGAGGTTAAGATGAATCGTTCTCAAATGGCGAAACAAATTACGGAGGTTCCTATGAAACAAGGTTTATACGCAAACATCCACGCCAAACGTCGCCGCATTGCTGAAGGCAGCGGAGAACGTATGCGTAGCCCTGGCTCAGAGGGTGCGCCCACGGATGAAGCGTTTAAAGCTGCAGCTAAAACTGCTAAACGTAGCGGGGGCATGGTAAAACAAGGCTACGCCAACGGCGGCTGCGTCATGTCAGGCCGTGGCGGCAAGTTTAAAGGTAACATGTAATGACCACATCTGGTTCAAGAGATTTTAACCTCGACGTTGCGGAGCTCATCGAAGAAGCGTATGAGCGGTGCGGCCTTGAGGTACGTACTGGCTACGATGCCAAGACAGCACGTCGGTCTCTGAACCTGATGTTCGCTGAGTGGACTAACCGTGGTCTAAACCTATGGACCGTGGCCCAAGGGACGACGACCGTAACGCAAGGCACGTCCACTTATACACTTGGTGCTGATGTAGCGGATATCCTGGACATGGTGCTTCGTCGTGATGGCACGGACTATGAGATGGAGCGTTTGAGTCGTGGTGACTACTTTGACTTTCCGAACAAGACGGATCAGGGGCGACCTTCTCAGTTTTACTTTGACCGTCAAATCCAACCTGTGATCAACTTGTGGCAAACGCCTGAGAACTCTACGGACCAGTTGGTGTATTACTATGTACGGCGGATTGAGGATGCGGACACTTTGCAGAACACGACGGCTGTGCCTTTCCGTTTCTACCCTTGCATGGTTGCTGGTTTGGCTTACTACCTTGCCGTAAAGAAAGCGCCTGAGCGTATTCAAATCCTCAAGGCTATGTATGAGGAAGAGTTCCAGCGCGCGGCGGAAGAAGACGAAGATCGTGTACCTTTGAAGCTACAACCTAGCGCACGTTACTTGAGGTTCTGATGGCATTTGCTCGAGGCGACAAAGCATGGGGTATATCTGACCGCTCAGGGTTTCGCTATCGCTTGAAGGATATGCGGAAGGAGTGGACGGGTGCGCTTGTTGGACCTGACGAGTTTGAGCCTAAGCATCCGCAGCTATATCCGCCTAAGGTGGGACCTGATCCACAGGCGCTGCGCAATCCCCGCCCTGACCCACAGTCGGGGCATGTTTATGTGCCGGTAGGCAATGATGTATTTCCTCCTGTTCCTGCTGCTGGGCCAGCGGTTGGCATGGTAGGTAGAGTTACGGTGGTGACAACATGAGCTTTACATACGCACAACTGAAGCAAGCCGTTCAGGATTACACGGATAACTCAGAAACCACGTTTGTAAACAACATCCCGTTGTTTATCCGCGCGGCTGAGGAACGCATTCTTAAGAACGTGCAGTTGCAGTTTTTCCGCCGCAACCAGACGGCAAACGTAACGTCGGGCAACAAATACTTGGCGTGTCCCAGCGACTTCTTGGCACCGTATTCCTTGAGCTATGTGGATGGTAATGGCGACAAACAGTTCCTGCAGCTTAAGGACGTCAACTACATCCAAGAGTTTAACCCGGACGCATCGGACACTGCAGCACCTCGTTATTACGCGCAGTTTGATATCGACAACTTCATCATGGCTCCTACGCCTGACAGCAACTATGCGGTAGAGCTTCATTATTTCTACCGTCCTTCTAGTTTGACGGCAGGTGCGGATAGCGGCACAACCTGGTTGAGCGAAAACGCAGATCTTGTGATGCTTTACGGTGCACTGATTGAAGCGTATATTTTCATGAAGGGTGAAGCAGACGTTATGGCGTTGTATAATCAGCGTTTTCAGGAGGGTCTGATGTCGCTCAAGATGTTTGGTGAGGCCAAAGAGGTGACCCAAGATTACCGCGTTGGTCAGGTTATAAGGCAGAAACAGTGATGTTTAAGCTACAACTAGACACACCAGAAGAACCGATTGTTACGGTTCACACAACCGAGGGCCGTGGTTTTACGCCCGACGAGGTTGCAGAACGGTGCGTTGATAAACTTATCAGCGTTTCTGACACGGCGCACCCTGCGATTAGGGATCAAGCTCGTGCATATAAGCTCCATATGGAAAAGGTGGTTGCTTATTATATGCGAGAAGCTATTCGCAGTGACCGCACAACTGTGTATAATGCCTTGGTAGAAGCAGGGCATCCTGAACTGGCTGACGCAATAAGGAGACTTTAGATGGCCATCACCCAAGCGATGTGCACGTCCTTCAAGCAGGGGCTCCTGCAGGGACAGCACAATTTCACCGCCTCGACCGGGCACACTTTTAAGCTGGCGCTTTACACAAGCTCGGCTACTTTGGACGCAACCACCACCGACTACAGCGTAACGAACGAGGTTTCGGGCACTGGCTACACTGCAGGTGGCGGCACATTGACCAACGTGACCCCAACAACTTCGGGCACAACGGCGTTCACTGACTTCGCGGATCTAACGTTTTCGTCTGCAACTATTACTGCAAACGGCGCGTTGATCTATAACACCACAACTGGCGGCGGCTCTGGCACGACGGACTCTGTTGTTGTTTTGGCTTTCGGTGGGGATAAGACCTCGACCGCAGGCGACTTCACCATCCAGTTCCCAACTGCGGACGCATCCAACGCCATCATCCGGATTGCATAACCCATGCCCGTTCTCGCTAACCGCGCCCGAATGTCCACCGCGACCACGGGGACGGGCACTATAACTTTGGGCTCCGCAGTTGCGGGGTTTCAAACATTTGCATCCTCTGGAATCACAGACGGTCAGGTTGTTCGCTACACTATTGAGGACGGCACGGACTGGGAAATCGGCACCGGCACTTACACTGCCTCTGGCACCACGCTGTCCCGCACTGTGGACGAAAGCAGTAATGCTGGCTCAGAGCTAAATTTAAGCGGCACAGCAGAGGTCTTCATCACAGCGGCTGCGGCTGATCTTGATGTTGAAGGCACGGCGATAGTGTTTAGCATTGCGTTAGGATAGGATCATGGCGAACACCTTTAAAAATTACCTTGCATCCTCCGTGGGAACTTCAGCGGCTACAGTTTACACCGTTGGGGGCAGCACCACCGCAACCACTATCGGGATGAACATTGCGAACATCACAGCGTCACAAATCCTTGTGGACGCATACATCACCAGCGGCGGCACGGATTACTACATCGTGAAGAACGCACCGATTCCATCGGGCTCTGCGTTGTCTGTGCTTGACGGCAAGATCGTGCTTGAGGCTGCGGATGTGGTTAAGGTTGTATCCGATACAGCATCAAGTGCTGA